CGCGTCCCAGTTGCCGAGCCAGGCGTGCGTCGCAAAATGCTTTTGCGCCTCGGCCCGGTGGAGTGAGTCGTAGGGACTAAACTTCTTCTCGTCGTGCTCCGCCCAGTGGCTGATCGTGCCGGTCGCCCCGTTGTGCTCGATCGCGTGGGCCTGGGTGATTGGCGCGCCTGCCGCCCTGTATAGATGCCCCGCCAGCACCTCGTTCGCCGCGTGCTCGGGCGACTTGCTGCCTTTCACGTAAAACTTGTTACCGAGCATGTCGTGATACTGTCCGCCGGGGTTCGATCCCAGCTGAGGCCCGGTCTGACGCAGGATCTTGCTCGTCCTCGGTGTATAACCCGCGCCGCCCGTCGAGGCAAATTTGCCGTCGGGGTCACGGGGCTGATCGTCCGCCGCCACGAACTCCTTGCCGACCGACGCCGGGATGCCCAGCGTCGAGTGGCCGTGCGCGGCGGCCTCCATGGCGTTGTGCTGGGCATTCGAGACGGAGGGCATTATTTACGCGGACCGATCCATTTTTGTTTCAGATAAGCGTTTATTCGCTTTGCCTGCGCGTTAGCTTCAATTGGGAGTGTATACCCGTTTTCTTTTTGCGTCGGATAAACGTGTTTCGGAGAAGCAATCGCCTTCGACTCAGAATTTGCAAATCCAGAGTAACGATTGGCCTGAGAGCGATGTCTATCGCCCTCTTCTTTGTTTCCAGACTCGTAGTGCTCTGCAGCCTTACTGTGATAAAACTCTGCCGAACGATGCTGAGAGGTGGCGTGAGAATGATTCCCCTTAACAGGTTTAGACCCAGACTCGTTAAGCGCCTTTCCTGCTGCTGTGTGCTCTGCTGCAAGAGATGCGTGATGCTCAGCTGCTGCTTTGTGAGCAGCGGCAGTTCCTCCAAACTTGCCGTCTGCGCCACGAGGGTGATCATTCTCGTTGAACACGGAGTCATTTCTCGCAGAGTCCCCGCGCCGAACCTCCAACGCGTCCATCCGCGAGGAACAACGCGCAAGTCCATCAGCAATCTTCTGAAGTTTCACAGGGTCCATCGTCACAATCCCTTCAGCTTCTCGCGCACAGCAGCGAGTTTATCTTTGCCCTTCTGGGTCAGCATGTCTTCCGGAAGCTGGCCGAGCGAATAGAGATAAACGCCGGTGCAGCGGCAGAACGGCTCCTCGGCAGGTTTCGTGATGTCCTCGTAGAACCCAGCAGGTCCAGCCTTCACCAGCCCTTGCGCACGCGCCCAAGACTCTCTGAGCAGATAGGTCTTGCCGTCACGCTCCTTGTGGTCTTCGCGGTAGTTATAGCCCGACTGCCGCCAGTGACTATGCCACTCGACCGCAATCGCGCCGCCGTCCGAAGCAACGATCTCGTTGATCGCCGAAATGAGCTTGTGCCCCTGGTCGATCGCAACGCGCCGCTCCTCGAAGGGAAGCTGCTTCAACGCCCTGTGCACCGAGGCCTTGGCCTCCGGCTTGTCCGCCTGGGTCGTGCCGCCGGCCGGCACGGACGTAGCCCACCCGCTAAACCGCTGGAGCGTCTTCTCGATGCTCGACTGCCGGTTTAGCGTGATCAAGTTCGCCGAGGCCGCGATGCGGCGATCGAGCTCGCTGCGCATCTTCGGCTTCAGCCGTTCGACCGTGAACCGCGACACGCCGGGATGATACTTGAACACGCCACCACGCGTCACCAGCTTGCCGTAGATCGCCGCGAGCGTGGCGCGAAGCGACTTTTCCAGCATATACTTGCTGACCATCGAAGACGTCGCCGACTTGCGAATGCGCGCCACCCACTCGTCGAGACGGCGCTGCGAGTCATAGCCGTGCCTGGCCATGTCGTTGATGGCTGCGGTGATCGTCTCGTAGAAGGTCATCTAAGGCTCCTACAGAGACTCGGGCCTCTTCGGTTTAGGCTCATCGCCCGACGGGTCTTCTCCCTCGCCCGGCGGCGTCTGGCCACCCGTCTGATTGGCCTGGGCCGCCTGTTCCTCGGCAAACTTGGCCACTGCCTCCCAGTCCAGCGCGAGGGGCGAGCTGAACAGCATCTCGCTCTCGTTGATGTTGTCCGCCGCCCATTGCAGAAGGGCTGCCTTGTTCTCCGGATCGAGCGCGGGCATCATGATCTCGACGACCGACGAGATGGCCTTCAGCCGCGTCTCGTCGACCTTGATCTTCTCGCTGTCCGGCTCGGTCAGCAACGACGGCCAAAGCGCTTTGTAGCTGTTTTGCCAGTAGTAGAAGGCGGTCTTGTAGTCAACCCCCTTATACTCGTCCGGAAACTCTTTCTTGAGGATGTTGAAAAATTCTTCATTCCACGCGCGATGCTGGATGATGCGATCGAAAAACGCGTAAACCTGATCCAACGTGCGGCGATACTTTTCCACCCACCGCGCCACGTCCTTGGCGTCCTCGGTGCCTTCGCCGAAGCCCTCGACGAAGGTCTCGGAGTTGAGGATCTTGGCCGGCATGCCGGCCGCAACCGCGATGTTTTCCAGAATGTTTTTGCGCGACATGATCGACGCGCCATCGATGTTTTTAAGGTCGAGACTCTCGATCTTTTCGTCGACCGAGATGTTGATAACGTTGTTGGTCGCCGCCTCCTGCAGAATGGCGCGCTTGATGCCCGCTGCCTTCTGCATCAGGTTGTCGATGATCGAGCCCGGCGCCTTGAGCATCGCCACGAGGACGCCGGCCTTGCGGGTCACCATGTCGTCGGTGATCATCGTCTGCACGAAGGATTTGAGCGGGAACAACGCCCGCTGGTACACCGAGCGCCCCACGTAGCCAAAGCCCGAAGACGTGTAGGCGATGTAAACCGGCCGCTCGTTCATAAGCACGCAGGCCCGAGAGCGATGATACGCAACCCCGCCCACCGCCACGCCGTCGACCTTCTGAAAGTCAGGCGAGTTTGGCTCCTGGTTCAGAACGAGACTGCCGCTCGTGTTCAGCGGATCGAGGACGTTGAAGTAAAGCGCCAGGCCCGGCAGATCAAACGGGTCGATCGGCGTCGTCGTGTCGACGCCCGGAGCGCCGTAGATCACCGAAGCGATCCCGTAGACCCGCGCCTGCGTGGCGAGGTTCGAGATGTGCGCGTCCGCGCCGTCTTCGTCCCACTGCTGCTCAAACCGCTCTTTAAGGCGTTCGCCCGAGGCGTGTGGCAACTTGATCTCGCGGCGCTGCGACTGCGCCATCTCGATCGGCGCCTCGGCCATCTTCGCGCCGAGCGGATGATACAAGTAAATCGTCTTGCAGACCTGATACGACGGGTCACTGCCCGGTGCAATGCCGTTTGACATCAAAAGCGATTGGAGCTCCGTCCCGAGGTTGGAGCCGTTGACGACGACCGAGGACATGGTGCCTTAGACTCCGCCCGAGTTAAGCGCCGCGGCGCTCAGATCTGCGTGCCGCGCCAAATGAGTTTCGACCGGGATCATGGCGCGCAGTTTCGTCAGCGCCGAGATCACCTGGTCGAGCGCGCCGAGCGGCAGATGCGTGGCGCAGGTCGATCCAATGCCCGCCACGGTCAGAAGCGCCGTGCATCCGCTGTTCGACAGCCTCGCGTTCACCACGTAATCCATGTCAAATTCCCCCAGAGTCCCCGAGCGCCAGCGCCACGCCGTAGCAGAAGGCGTCTAGCAGGTCGTCGACCTGATCCTTGACACCGATCTTGTAGCCGAACACCTGCGTGATCAGGTGGTTGCGCGACTGTTCCTTGTAAGTCACTACCTTGTTGTAGGCGTGCGTCGTCAGCTTGACCTGCTGCTGATAGACGTAGCCCGACACGCTGATCGCCCGCTCGTCCTTGCCCATCGCGGTCAAGATACTGTTGATCGGTGATGCGTTCCAGCCGCGGTTGACCGCCTGCTGCAGCAAGATGGTGCCGGACGCCTTATCCTCGATGTGCGCCCCCAGCGATCCAACCCGGGCCTGGGTGCGAAGCGCGAGGGCCTCGAGGTTCTGAAACACCGTCGGGAGCCACACCTCGAGCAACGCGCCCTCGATCTGCACGACGTCCCAGTCGAGAATCATGAGCGGATGGCCGAGATGCCGGGAAACGCCCCAGTAGATCACGCCCGTGCCGTCGTTTTTCTGCCCGGTCTTGACCGCCGTGTCGATCGTTGCGAAGACCGCGTCGATCTTGGTAGGCGGCTCGATCGGCTTACCGTCGACCAGAAGGTGCTCGAGCAGAAAAAACTGAGCACCACTGAAGTCAACGAACTCCGCCAGATATTCTTGCTTGAACACCAGCGGGTGGGTCTTGGCCTCGAGCCGCACAAGCTCGTCGGCCGGCAGATACGGATTAGAGCTGCTCGGCGCGTGGAAGTCGGTAAACCCGAACTTCTTGTCGTTGCAGATCTGCCACAGAAAATTGTCTTGACTGACGCCGTTGGTGTTCGAAAGCACCAGGGCCTTGCCGCGATAATCGAGCAACGTGGGCTCGATCGAGCGCTCCCAGATGCTCATCATGTTGGCCTTGGTGAAGGCCGCCTCGTCGATCAACACCTTGTGATACTTGCGCGACCGCCCGGCCCGCTCGTTTTCCAAGGTCCAGAAGTCGATGCGCCCCTTCGTCGTGGTGCGGATGACCCCCTTCTGCTCCGAGGCCGATTTGATGACCGGCTCGAGGATGTCGTGGATCTCGGCGTAGGTCTCGGCCAGCACCTTGTAGTCCGGCGCGAAAATGCCGATGTTCTCACTTTTCACGGCGCCGTCGCAGGCGATCGTCTCGCCGAACAGCGTCTTGCCCCAACGGCGCCCGCACCGCACCGCCAAACGTCTCGTGCGCTCCCAGGCACGAAACGCCTGGATCTGCCCGGGGTGCAGGGTAGGCAGCACCACACGCGCCGTCTTCGAGACGGCCGCCGAGCGCCTAGCCATCACGTCGGGTCGGCGGGATGATCTCGATGTCACCCGACGCTTGCTCTACCCCGTCGTCGACCGTCGCGTCGGGCAGTCCGCCCTGGATGATGATGCGCTGGGTCTCTTCCTCGGCGTCCTCGGGCTCGATGTACTTGGTCGCCAGCTTGGCGTGTACATACGG